TTGTAGTACTGCTGTATTATTGCGGGTCCTTTTCGCGGTTTCGGCTGTGGGTAAATTCGAACCACGTTATTTCGCTAGCGGTAGGCGCCTAGGACCTAAGGCGTGTCGCATGCGACGCAGATGGGATAGCACACTTATATATGCACAAAAAGCGAAATAAGCGCTGACAAGTTAAATTTGCCGTAAATAAGCCTCAATAACGAGTGCCAGAAATCACGCTTGGAGAATTAGCAAAGAAACTAGGAGTCTCAAACGGTCGTATTAGTCAAATCAAGAAAACAGGCCGTCTTGAAGGCACTTATCGCACAGAAGGCAGGTCACTTATCTTCGACGAGGCAGCTGCCATAGCCGCCTGGAACGGCGAAATCCCCCATAGTACCACCAGAATTGCGTCCAAGGACCTAGAGATCCCTAGTTTCAATGAGTCTCGCGCTAAGTCGGAGTTCTTCCGCGCTGAGATGGCAAGGCTGGACTTGGAAGAGAAGGAAGAGCTGCTGTGCGAGGCAAACAAGGTTAAGACCGCTGCTTTTACCCTTGCCCGCTCTGTACGCGACGCGTTAGATAGCATCCCCGACCGCGTTGCCAACCAATTCGCAGCTGAAACAGATTCAGTTGTAATCCATCAAACTTTGCAGGAAGAACTGCGAAAAGCATTGGAGAGACTGACTAATGCGTGACGGTGCTGCAATTTATCGGCAGGCATTCCTGAGTGGGTTGAAGCCTGATGAAAAGCTGACCGTTAGTGAGTGGTCTGATCAGTACAGGATGCTGTCAAACAAGGCATCAGCTGAACCTGGACCGTGGAGAACGGACAGGACGCCCTATCTCAGGGAAATCATGGATTGCATGTCGTCCACAAGCTCGGTGCAAAAAGTAGTGTTCATGGCTGGCGCTCAGTTGGGCAAGACGGAGTGCATAAACAACGTCGTCGGATACATGATCGCGCATGCGCCTGGTCCTGCTTTGTTTGTCCAGCCAACAATTGAGATGGCTAAGCGTCTCTCGAAACAGAGACTTGATTCGCTTATTCATGAGACTCCTGTGCTGTCGGAGAAGGTGGCCCCTGCACGCAGTCGTGACTCAGGGAACACCATGTTTTCAAAAAGCTTTGACGGCGGGATCTTACTGTTGACAGGTGCAAATTCAGCAACTGGTCTACGGAGTGCGCCGTGTCGTTGGGTGTTGCTGGATGAGGTTGACGCGTTTCCTGCCGATGTTGATGGTGAGGGTGATCCATGTGCTCTAGCTGAAAGGAGAGCATCAACCTTCTCGCGAAGGAAGATCATCCTTACTTCTACACCGACTGTGAAAGATATGAGTCGAATTGAGACGGAATACCTAGCGAGTAATCAGATGCGGTATTTCGTGCCTTGTCCTCATTGTGGTCACATGCAATGGCTGGAATGGAAGAACATCCGTTGGCGTGACAGTGATCCGCGCACTGCAGCGTATGCGTGTAATTCATGTGGAGCGCACATTCCCGAGCATCACAAGAGTGAGATGCTCCGTAGAGGGGAATGGCGGGCTACGGCCACGGCGGAAGATCCGCGCACCGTTGGCTTTCACCTGTCCTCACTGTATTCACCGCTTGGTTGGAAGAGTTGGGAAGAAATCGTCACGGAGTTTCTGCGGGCTAAGTCTGATCCGCCCTTGTTAAAAACTTGGACAAACACCGTCCTTGGTGAGACATGGGAGGAAGAAACAGGCGCAAAAATGGGTGCAGAGGGCTTGCGTGATCGTGCGGAGTTTTATCCAGCTGATGAGGTCCCAGCAAAGGCAAGCATCGTCACTTGTGGCGTTGACGTGCAGGACAATCGAGTTGCTATTGGCCTGTATGCGTGGGGAGAAGGGGAAGAATCTTGGCTCCTCAATCACTTTGAGATATTTGGTGATCCTGCCAGTAAGAAGCTGTGGGACCAAGTCGATGACGTGATTTTTAGGACGTACAGGAAGGAAGACGGGACTGAATTGCAGGTAAGTGCCACAGGCGTTGACTCTGGTGGTCACTTCACATCAGAGGTTTATGCGTACTGCAGAGAACGTGCAAAGCGTGGTGTGTTTGCACTGAAGGGTCAGTCACAACGCAACAAGCCCGCTATTGGCAAGCCAAGCAAGGTAGATATCAATTACAAAGGGCAGGTGCTGAAAAACTCGGCACAGGTCTTTCCAGCAGGCGTAGACACAATCAAAACGACCCTATTCGCAAGGCTAAAACTGAACGAAGAAGGGCCTGGTTACATTCACTTCCATGCTGCTGCCTCGCCTGAATACTTCAAGCAACTGACGAGTGAACGTCAAGTCGTGCGATATGTCAAAGGCTTTGCTATTCGTGAATGGAAGAAGAAGCCAGGTGATCGCAATGAGGCCCTCGACTGTTTTTGTTACAGCTACTGCGCTCTCAACTATCTATATATGCGATTTAATCGTTCCACGATTTTTGAGCAGTTTGCAAAAGCGCAAGAGCCAAAAGACGAGCCGCGAGAACAAAAAAGAGTAGAATCGCCTTATCAGCCCACACGGCGACGTATGTCCCGTAGGCCTTCGTCGTCGTTTGTGACTAACTGGTGAGCATTCTTGTCCCCAAGTTGGTTTACGCAGGTGACACGGTCATCTTTGATGTCCCTGCCTTTACTAACTCAGTAGGCGAACAAATTGACAGCGGCACCTACACGCTGAAGTGGTACGCACGGACAAACGTTACTCACGAAGGGGCAACGATTACTGGCGTTGCTGAGGCTGATGGTTGGCGCATCACTGTGCCTGCGTCTACGACAACTGGCTTTGATGCTGGGACTTGGACTTGGCAGGCAGTCGCCAGTTACAGCACAGAGCAATACACAGCAGGACGCGGTCAGTTCACTGTTAAGGCAACTGCTGTTTACACAGGTCAGCCTGCAGCATTTGACGATCGCTCACGCGCTGAAGTTGATCTCGAAAAAGTAGAGACTGCAATCCGCACTCTCGCTAGTGGCGGCATGGTGCAGGAATACACCATTGGTGGCCGTAATCTCAAGCGCTACAAGATGGGTGAGCTTTTGCAGCTTCGCGATAACTTAAAGGCTGAAGTGGATCGCGAACGTCGTGCCGAGAAAGTTCGGCAGGGCCTTGGCAATCCTGGCGTTACCCGCGTGAGGTTCATCTGATGTGGCCCTTTAACCGAAAGAAGAAGCCTCAGCGCCGTAATTACGCTGGTGCGTCAATCAATCGCCTGACATCTGACTGGGTGTCATCTGGGACAAGTGCTGATGCAGAGGTCAAGAACAATCTTCGAGTGCTGCGCAATCGTGCGCGATCTCTTGTTCGTGACTCTGATTTCGCCAAATCGGCTCTTCGCGCAGTTAGAAACAACGTTGTTGGTCAAGGGATCAAGCATCAAGCCCAAGTCCGAATGATTCGTGGCGGACGCCTAGATGAGCGTCTGAATGGCTTGATTGAGTTTGAGTTTGCGCGTTGGTCAAGAGCCGACAACTGCCACTGTGGGGGCACCCTGAGCTGGAATGCGATTCAGGGTCTTGCGATCAACAGCATGATCGAGAGTGGCGAGGTGTTTATTCGCCTTGTCAATCAAAGTTTTGGCAGTTCTCGCGTTCCGCTTGGTCTAGAAATCATCGAGGCAGATCTGCTCGACGACGACTACACGGGCATCGAGAAGAACGGTAATCGCGTTCGGATGGGCGTAGAGGTTGATGAATGGTCACGTCCTGTGGCGTATCACTTCCTGAACTACCACCCAGGCGACTATCAGTTCGTTAATAACAACCTTGGCGTCAAGCGTCGGACAAGAGTTCCTGCCAACGAGATCATTCATCTTTATTCAGTAGATCGCCCTGGTCAGACCCGTGGCATCACTGCATTTGCCTCGGCAATCATGCGTCTCAACAACCTGAAAGGGTTTGAAGAGGCTGAAATCATTGCTGCACGGGCTAGCAGCGCAATGATGGGCTTTGTACGAACACCCGATCAGGAGCTGTTCGAGGATGGCACATATGCTGAGCAATCTGTGCTGGACTTCGCTCCTGGCAGTATTCGGCGTCTTGCTCCAGGTGAAGAGATGCAATTCTTCTCGCCTACAAGGCCAGATGATGCTTTTACGCCTTTTGTGGCCCAAATGCTTCGTGCAGTCGCCGCAGGCGTCGGGTGCTCCTACACGCAAGTAAGTTCGGACTTTTCGCAGAGTAACTACAGCTCGTCTCGTCTTGAGTTGCTTGAGACGCGGGCGCACTACCGCACACTGCAGCAGTATCTAATCGACAATCTCTGTCAGCCGATCTACGAGCGCTGGATGGAGATGGCCGTCATGTCTGGCGTGGTTCGTGCTCCTGGCTTTGACATTGATCCCGATCGTTATTACGAGAGCAAGTGGGTTGCACCAGCTGCGCAATTCGTTGACCCGCAGAAAGAGGCAGAGGCTTACAAGTCTTTAGTTCGCAGCGGCATCATGACCCTGTCACAAGTCATCGCTCTGCACGGCGGTGATTTTGAGGAGACGATGCGTCAAAGGCAGCATGAACTCGCCACACTGGATGAGCTTGGCATCGCTACGGATACAGATCCCAGCGAAACAAGCATGTCTGGGCAAGTTCAAAGTCCTCCTGTCCCACCAACTCAACATCCTGTGATGCACGAAGAGGAGGAAGCGATCGATGGCTAATGTCAACGGCACTGATATCAGCCTGACCCCAACCGAGGGGATGAAGACTGAAGCTGAGCGTTATCGCAAGTGGAAGTCTGAAGGTGAGGCTGGTGGCACTGAGGTTGCTGCACGTCGCGCCACGCAGATTTTGTCTGGTGATGAATTATCGCCAGATGTAGTTGTTGAGATGTCTGCTTGGTTTGCAAGGCACCAAGTAGATAAAAAAGGCCAAGGATTTAGTCCTGATGAAGATGGCTACCCAAGCAAAGGACGCGTAGCATGGGCAGCATGGGGCGGTGACGCTGGTCAATCATGGAGCAGCGAAAAATCTGCTTCAATTAAAAAAGCCCGAGAACGATCCATGACCGATGAACAAAGAGCCGAACCTGGAGATCTCAAGGTTGGTGATTTCGTCAGTTGGAATTCTTCTGGCGGTCGTGCTCGTGGACGTATTGATCGTGTGGTACGCGATGGGACGATAGATGTCCCAGATTCCAGCTTTACGATTACTGGCACTGAGGACGATCCTGCTGCGCTGATCACGCTGTATCGCGACGGCGAAGCAACTGATCGCAAGGTGGGTCATAAGTTCAGCACCCTCACCAAGATTGCGGCGATCCGCATGTTTGACGAGGCATCGCTGAAGCGGGCTCACTACACAGAGTTCAAAGAAGAAGACGAAGATCGCACCCTTGAGTTTCCCTTTGCTTCAGAGGAGCCAGTTAACCGTGTCTATGGCATGGAAGTTCTGAGCATGACTTCTGAAGCGATGGACATGAGCCGTCTTAATGACGGCGCACCACTGCTCTTCAATCACGACCCTGATCGAATCATTGGTGTTGTCCAGCGTGCGTACATCAAAGACAAAAGAGCGTACGCAAAGGTCAAGCTCGCTAACAACGAGCTTGGTCGCGAGATGCAGGACCTAATTAGGGATGGCATCGTTCGCAACGTTAGTTTTGGCTACAGAATTAACGACATGGAGGAGGATCGGTCGACCACACCTGTGACGTACCGAGCCACCTCTTTCCAGCCTTACGAGGTCAGCATGGTTTCAATCCCTGCAGACAACGTAGGTGCTGGAATTGGCCGTTCCCTCGCTTCTAGTGAGGAGACGGTCGCGGTCTCAGCCGCACCAAGTCCAACTACACCTTCCGTCATGGAAACTACCCCCAACGTGGAGGCTATCCGCGCTGAGGCCGTTGAGGCCAAGGCAAAGGAAGCCGCTGAAATGTTTGCCCTTGGCAAGCGTCATAACGCAGAGGAGCTTGCCTCTGAATTCCTCATCAACTCTCGTTCAATCGACGAGCTGCGCACCGCCATCTTGGAGCGCAATAGCGTTGTCGAGAAGCCTGTCGCTCAAGCTAGCGATGAGATTGGCCTGACCCAGAAGGAAGCTCGTAGCTTCTCCTTCATGCGTGCCATCAACTATCTGGCAAACCCAGGTGATCGCACTGCTCGTGAAGCTGCTGCTTTTGAGATTGAAGCCTCTGAAGCACAAGCTGCCAAGCTTGGTCGCGCCTCTCGCGGTATCACCATCCCCACGGATGTGATGAAGCGGGATTTGAACGTTGGTACTGCTACCGCTGGTGGCAACCTCGTCGAGACCGAACTGGATGCCGCCAACTTCATTGATCTGCTGCGGAACGCTTCCGCTCTGGATCAAGCTGGCGCAACGGTGCTGACTGGCCTGTCTGGCAACGTCAACATCCCCCGTCAGTCTGGTGCTGCTACCGCTTACTGGGTTGCTGAGTCTGGCTCACCCACCGAGTCCCAGCAGACCATTGATCAGGTCGCTCTGACTCCTAAGACCTGCGGTGCTTTCACCGACTTCAGCCGTCGCCTGATGATCCAGTCCTCCATCGACGTGGAGAACATGGTTCGCACCGACCTCGCTCGTGTGCTGGCTCTTGAGATCGACCGCGTCGGTCTGTATGGCTCTGGTTCTTCAAACCAGCCTCTGGGTCTGAAGGGCACCACTGGTGTTCTGACCGAGAACTTCGCCGCTAACACCCCAACCTTCACTGAGGTTGTGGCTCTGGAAAGCGACGTTGCTGGCGGTAACGCTCTGCTGGGTTCACCTGTTTATCTGATGAACTCCGCAATGGCTGGCGGCCTGAAGACTGCCACCAAGGATTCTGGCTCTGGTCAGTTCGTCCTCCAAGGCGGTGAAGTCAACGGCTATCGCGCTGTGAT